GTTGTAGATGGTGAAGTACATCCTTCTCAAGCAGTGCATCCCCGGGCGCACCTTCGACATGTTCCGGTCGAACGGCTACGACATCCTGCAGCTCGTCGAGACCGACGAGCCCGTCGACATCCCCAAGGACGCGCTCGAACGGGTCGTCCGCGAGCATGTGAAGAACGCCGCCGTCGCGCAGGTCGTGAAGAAGAGGAAGTGAAATGGGCGAGATGGAGGACAAGCTGGCGTCATTCCCCCAGCGGTCGGTCATAACGCTTTCCTCCGGTTCCGACAGCTACCGCCATATCCGGTGCTCCTCGTGCGCCTACAACAAGCAATGCCCCTTCTTCAGCTCGGGCGACTACGGCTGCGGCATGAGGCGCAAAATCTTCGACGACCAGTTCGCCAAGGTCGAGTTCAAGGTCTCCGACCCAATCACCAGGAACAACCTCAGCATCGGCACGCGCTACTGGGTCGACCTCACGCTCATGCGCGAGTTCGGCGTCCCCCTCAGTTCGGAGGAAATCATGCTTTTCCGTTCGCTGATGACCATGATGGCGTCGCTTTACGCCGACAAGAAGGGAGACCTCGTCGACGAGAAGTCCAAATCCGCGGTTCCATGGGAGGAAGACGCCGAGGTAAAAAAGCTCAAGGCGGAACTCGCGCAGGCTCGCCTGGACAAAGCCGAGCTGGAAAGGCTAAGAAAGGAGAAATCCGATGGAAAACCAGACAACCCCGTGTGACAGCGACGACAAATGCTGGCGCCTTGGGCAAATCGACATCTTCCACGCCCTCGACCACTGGACGGGCTTCATCCCGCACCCGGCGCAGCGGCAGATAATCAAGGGCATGTGCAAGAACACCTGCATCGTGGCGGGCAGGCGTTTCGGGAAATCGAAGATGATGGCAGCCCTGGCGCTCCATTATGCCCTGACGCACAAGAAATCCATCCAATACATCATCTCCCACTCGCAGGACCAGGCTGAAATCATCTTCGACGAGCTGCGGAACACCGCCCTCACGTCCCCGATGATACGCAACCTCATCGACCGCACCAAGGACTTCCCCTTTCCCGAGCTCGTCCTCCAGAACGGCTCGGTCATCTACGCGCGCTCGACCGGCAACAACGAAGGCAAATACCTCCGAGGGCACAACGCTCACCGCATCATCATTGACGAAGCCGCCTTCGTGAAGGAAAACGTCATCAACACCGTCATCCTTCCCATGCTCGCCGACTTCGACGGGGACATCATAGAAATCTCCACCCCGCTCGGGCAGAACCACTTCTACCAGATGTTCATGCGCGGGAAGAAGGGCGAGCCAGACCACGCCTCCTTCCAATTTTCATCCTACGAAAACCCGCACATCTCCCACGCCTTCATCGACCGCCAGCGCCTGCAGGTGACCGACCTCCAGTACCGCACGGAATGGCTCGGCGAGTTCGTGGACGACCAGGTGTGCGTGTTCAAGTGGGATTCCATCAACGATGCAATCGGTCAGTTTCCAGAGGTGTTCGAGCGTGAAAAGGAGAAAAACTACTACATTGGCGTCGACATCGCAAAGATGCACGACTATACCACAATTTACGTTATTGATGGAACCGACCAAAGAACCTGTCGTGTGGTATACTCCGAACGCTTCAACAACAAGCCCTATGCGTATATCGTGGACAGAGTTCTCGCGGTCTCTGCAAACTTTCAGCCCCTCAAAATCCTTGTCGACGAGACTGGTGTCGGTGCTGGACTTACCGAACAAATCGCGTCAAAGGCGCCGATGGCGGAAGGTTTCAAGTTCTCCATGCCTGCGAAAATCGAGCTCATCAACACCCTAAAAACCGGGCTCGAGCAGCGGCGCATCAAGTTCTCGCACGACAACGCGACCCTCATCGATGAGCTCCGCTACTACCAGTACGAAATCTCGGAGGAGACGGGTGGCATCAAGATGAATGCGCCCAGCGGAAAGCACGATGACTGCGTGATTGCGCTCGCTTTGGCTTACCTGAAATGCGCGGTCATGTACGCCGATGTCGGGGTCACGCTCATACCAGCCCAAGGCAAACAATTAAATACTGCTGAAACATCCGTGCTCAATATCCAGGGTGCTGACGGTCAGGATGCCGACAATTCAGTCGTGGTGATATGAATTTTGACATAGACAACATCGCCTACTTGAAAGCCGGTACGCTTTCAAAAGCCGCTCCGACCAATACTTCCCCTACTCCCTACAACTCGTTCGCGCTCACGCCTGATTATCTCGCCTTCCGCAACACCTGGTGGGGTCAGCCGCAACCCGTCTCGTACAAACTCATCTGGAAAGCCTACCAGGAGGAGCCAATCATCCGCGCGTGCGTGGACATCACGGTCGACGCCATCGTCGGCGACGGCTGGGTAATCGAGGGCGACACCGAACTCCACGTCAAAAAAGTCGAGAAACTTTTCAAAGCCGCCGACTTCCAGAAATTCCTCCAGGACACCGTCACCTCGCTGATAATCTACGGCGACGCCTACGCCGAAATCGTCCGCAACGGCTCCGGCACGGTCCAGTACTTCCGCCCGGTCGACGCGGCAACCGTCCGCATCGACTACGACGAGCACGGCGACACCCTCAAGTTCATCCAGCGCGTCCTTCACAGGCGCGTCGACTTCTATCCTGACGAAATGATACACTTCTCAATCAACAATACTGGCGGGCGTGTCTATGGAAACACGCCCATCCAATCCGTCGTCTATACAATCCAGACGAAAATGTCCGCCTACAACTTCAACGCGGAATACTTCCGCCGAAACGGTCTGCCTCGTTCCATATACACCACGAAGAACCTGTCCCAGGAGCAGGTCAACCGCATGGCGACCACGCTCCGTTCGGCTACCCCCCAGACCGACATACTCCTGAACGCTGGAGCCGGCGAGGTGACACATGTCCTAGTCGCGCCGAGCAACCAGGACATGCAGTTTGTGGAGCTTATGAACTTCCTACGGCAGGAAATCATCGCTGCGACAGGCGTTCCACCCATTTTCCTTGGCATCACAGAAGGTTCCAACCGCTCAAACTCGCAGACCCAGATGGAAAGCTGGGACCGCAAGAAAAAGAAGCTCCGGCTTATGATACAGGACATCGTCAACCTGAAACTCCTCACCACCGCCAACTTCGGCTTCGACGACGTCAAGTTCAAGTTCAACGACGAGAACAGCCGTGAGCTTCTCAAGTACGCGCAGATGGCGCAACTCATGTCAACAATCGAATGGGTCACCCCCAACGAGGTCAGGAGCACGCTCAACCTTCCTCCGCTTGAAAGCAAGAAGGTCACCTATGTCTCCGAGCACGGCGAGATAGACATGAAAACGGAAGAGATTGGCGACAAGACACTCCATGACATCAAGCAGGAGATGGTCGAGCAGAACATGGCGCAGGGGCTGACTCCCGACGGCAAGCCTGCTCTCAACAATCCCAACGCGGCGCACCCCATGAAGAACGAAAAGAAGAAGGAGAACTCCGAACGCCTCAACTCGTCGCAGGCTAACGAGTCGCGCAAGTTCGCGAAGTCCGACCCAGGCAAGGACTATCCATTCGGCGCTGTCGAGCCCGAGCGCGAGGTCACCGACCCGCGCATGATGCAGGACTTCCGCAGCAAGGTCAAGCCGGTCATCGAGGCTTGGCTGCGCGTGAATGCCAACATCAACTACGATTACGACGGAAATGACAAGCTGCATGTCCCTTCGCTGGTACATCCGCGCCCGATGAAAGCCGCCGACTCGAAAGCCGTCTTTTACAAAAATACCGACCAACTCACAGAGGAGAACATCAAGACCAAGGCAAAACCTTAAATAGGAGGGCGACATCCGTGCCAACCATGAGAGACTTCGAACTGTTCATTCCATTCGAGAAGACCGTCAACGAGGACGGCTCGCTCAAGCTCTTCGGCGGCATAGCGTCGTCCACGTCGGTCGACAAGGACAACGAGCGCATGGACAAAGCCGTCCTGAACAAAATCGCGTCTGACCTTCGAAAAAATTCAACTGTCTTCTTCAACCACGACCTTAAAGGTCTCGGAGTTGGAACGGTAGCCTCCTCGGAGGTAGTGAACAACTCCGTCCGCATATCGGTCGTGCCAACGAAGGCTGAAGGCATGAGGGATGTCATCACGCAGATACAGGAAGGCGTCCTAAAATCATTCTCAATAGGCGGCAAAATCAAGGACTGGGAGGACCAGTTCGACGAAAAGCTCGGCAAGAAGGTCAGGACCATCAAGGATGTGGACTGCTACGAGGTTTCAGTCGTCGGCATCCCCGCGAACGGGGACGCTTCCATTTTGTCGTACATGAGCAAATCTTTTAACCCGGGTGATTTATTGGAAAAAGCAACAGAAAAAGCTGAAGTCGCACCTGAAGTCCTGAAGAAGGAAGCGGTTCCTGAAAAGGCTCCTGAACAGGCGGTGAAGGGTGTCGACGAGATACTCGCGTCTGAAGGTTTCAAGAAGGTCTTTTCCGACTTCGAGAAATCCCACGAGGCGAAGTTCGCCGAAATGCAGAAGTCGTTTGACGCTCAGAAAGCCGAAATGCAGGCAAGCCTCGCAGCCGCTAACGCGCGCATCGAGGAACTGCACAAGGCTCTCGACGCCAAGGCTGAGAAATCGGGCGTTGTATCCAAAGCCCTCGCAGCCGAGGCGGAAGACATGCAGAAGGAAGCAAAGACTGAGGAAGGAAGTTTCGCAATGTTCCCGAGGGGGAGATATTAGGAGGTAATGTTATGGAAGAATTGACACAGAACGAGAAATACAAGCTGCTCTCGAAGATGGCATCATCCTTTGAAGCCACCGAGTGCCTGCCGAACAAGTCGACGTATGTTGACAACATGCGCGGCTTTGACGGAAGACCTGCACTCGCCAAGGGCATCTACGATAAGACCGGAATGGACTTCTCCAAGGCTGCATCCATTTCAGCAGCGGCATCTGGAACGACCGACAAGGCTGTCATTCCGCTTTACGTCGACCCAAGCATAGTCGATGTCACACGCAGGCTGACGCCACTCGTGGAGTTAATCCCCCGCGTGACCAACTACGGCAGGACCGCCGAGTTCAACAGGCTCGTTTCCCGTGGAGTCGGGGGCTTCCAAATCGAGGATGCGCCGCTCAACGAGGCTGACGACACCTATGAGCGCGACAGCGTTGCTGTAAAATACATGTACAGCGTCGGGCGTGTGTCCGGTCCGTACCTCGCGGCGTCCAAGCAGTACCTCTCGCAGCAATATGTCGATGCGCTCAACCTCGAAGTGATGAACAAGAGCAAGACGCTCAGGTTCATAGAGGAGGACGCAATCCTAAACGGCGACGCATCCGGTACGCGCACCGCATACGGCGGAGCAACAACGGTGTCCGGCAACGAATTCACCGGCATCATCAACACGACCGGCATCCAGACTACCGCGGCAGGTTCGACGACAATCACAATCGACACGTTCAGGTCGTCAGTGAGGAAGGCTCGCACCGCCAACGACAGCTCGACTCTCGGGCAGGGCAATCCTGACATGTGCGCGACGGACTTCAAGACCATCGACGACGTCAAGGCGCTCCTGCAGGACTATCAGAGGATTGTTCCGCAGGACAAGATTGCGTGGGGCTTCCAGGCAGTCGTGTTCGAGGGCATCCCGCTGATACCCTCAAGGTTCTCGCCAACCAGCACGAACCTGAAGGTGATGTCCATTATGGACAGCTCGACATGGCAGATGCGTGTCCTCCAGGACATGACGTACGAGGAGCTTGCCAAGACGAACGACTCATACAAATTCTACCTGAAGATGTACGAGGCGCTCATCTGCACGATACCCGAGTACAACTGCACAATAACTGGACTGGCTTAAAGCCAGTCTTTTTCCTTTTTTCATAAAAGGAAAAGACAAATTGGATGGTGATTTTGATGACTGCGGTAGTTCAGAGCGATACAAGGCAACTCGCGCCCAATGCCGGCATAAAGGAGATAGTCATACTGTCTTCCTCAGCCTGCGCGACGGGTCATACCATAGACGCCTCCAGCTATTTTTCGACGCTGTGGGGAGTGTATGTCTGTGACTCGACTGGCGTGGTCAAAGAAGCCACGTTTTCGGGCACGACAATCACGATGGGGACGCTTTCAACCGGTGTGCACTGCATCCGGATTTGGGGCGTGTAGGAGGTTTTTTTATGACGGCAGTAGTCCAAAGCGATACAAGGCAACTGGCTCCGGTGTCGGGAATCAAGGAGGTAATAATCCTTTCCGACTCGGCTTGCGACACTGGTCATACCATAGATGCGTCGAGTTATTTCTCGACGATTTACAGCGTATATGTCTGCGACTCGACCGGCGTGGTCAAAGAAGCCACGTTCTCAGGCACGGACATCACGATGGGTTCGTTGACCACTGGAGTCCACTGCATCAGAATACTCGGAATTTAAGAGGTGTTATCGATGGTAGGGAACGGCATACAGGGCGCTCCGCCTTACACCGGTGGTGTAAAGCTGGGAGTTTCAAGCACATATCCCGCGATGACTTCCGTAGCAAGCTACAAGTTCTTTAGCCACTACGCGAAGACAACCGCGACGTCGGGCGACAACCGCCTCATGTACATGAGGTACGAGATGTCCGGCGCGGGCGCGAGTGGCGAATGCTTCAGGGCATCCACGCAGCTTTCCGCTGCGCTTGCGACCGCGAGAGGCTCGCAGATTTCGCTGAATGTCTCGGCGACAGGCTATGTGACAGGGCTTGGAGTCGGGATGGACGCACAGCTTTACGTCCAGGGGATAGTGCCAGCGAACGGCACTTACTTCGCAGCGCAGGCTGAGATGTACTTCGACGAATCCGCGACGATTGCGGCTGCGACGACACATGCAATCCTTTCGATAAAGGCGGCTGGAAACGCGACTGCCGTGGCGACATGCCTCAACGCAATCGCTTTCTCGGGAACCGAAGGCACCGGCAAGATGATTTTCAACAACAACTCGACCGGTGCGGCTGAGAGCAACGGCAGCATCCGCATCCTCGTGAGCGAAGATGACGGTGTGTCGTACTCGGTGAGATACCTGCGGTACTGGGACGCCCAGAACTCCTGAGTTGGTTGAATGGAATTGAAACTCAATCTGCTGGAGCGATACAAGCTCATCAAGTTGCTCCCCACCGAGGGGAACTACCTGACTGTAAGTATCGTAAGGAAGGCAGTTGATGTTCTTTCCCCATCCCCCGACGAGCACAAGGAGTTCGAGGTTCGGTTCGAAAAGGACATGACATACTGGAACATGAAGGGAAACGAGCAGAGGACGATTGTCCTCGACGACTCCGCGGCTAAACTTCTGGAGCAGAGGTTCGCCGAAATAGAGAAGGCTGGCAAGCTCGAAGTCGAGCTTATCGCGCTTTACGAGAAGGTTTATCTCAAGAAATAAACATCCGCGGTATGATGCTGCGGTGCCACGAAGGTGTTTGTATGTATCTGGAAGGAAAGACTGTGACCTTGACGGCGGGCAACAATGACAGCTATCTTACGCTCGCCAAGGGAACCTATCAGCGCATAAAGCGCGTCAGGCTGTCCGTTCCTGGCGGGATTGGCGACATCACCATCAGGTTCTACAACGGGACAGTGGGAGCAGGGACAGCGATTACAGGAACTATATATCTGGCTTCTCAACCAGCCGAGGGCTTCGACCTCACAGGGCTGAATACGACCGGCACTCTCGGGTGGAGGATAGCCGGCTGGACCGAAGGGAATTCAAGCGC